TTTTTGCTTGTCTGAGTATTCACTATCTTTCACTCTTTTTCACGCACTTTCACGGGTATTTTGCACCAAAAATGCACCACGAACGCACCACACAATTGCGCCGTAAAGCAGCAGGATTCACAATCCCAAGAGTTCGGCTGTGAAATCGCACTTTTCGAAAACAGTATCGTTGCCCATCCCGACTTTTAGGCATGAAAAAAACGCCCCGCTGGTTTGAGCTGTTCGGAATTTCCGAACAGCTCAAACCAGCGGGGCAAAGATTCTTGATTTATGTCTCGGTCGGTGGATTCCGGGCTGTCGGTAGCGCCTGCGAATCCCCTACGATTCCGGTTAGTCTCGCCAGATCCGGCTGCGGTGCGGCACCCTCCGCGCCACAACGCGCCCAGTCGATGAACTCTCGTAGCCAGTCAATCGCGTCCGTGAGGCCACGGCGAAGCAAATGCGTCCGGTCCTCCTCCACACGAAGCATCGCCTCCGTGTCTCGCAGGCGACTCTCGACGCTATCGAGCCTATCCTCAAGCTTCTTAATCCGATTGTCCTGGCTCTGCAGAAGCGTCCCGTTGAAAGTCACCGACGACTCTTCTTTACGGCCCTTCCAGCCAATCCACGCCACGATAATGCCGACCAAAGCTCCCGGAATGGAGTTAATTAAGCTTCCCCAGTTGATCTCCATACGCAACCTCCCCACGGGAGCGGTTTCGCCCCATCACTGTGGCAGACGCAGCCGCAGTAATAGCCAACAGCAGATAATTCTTCGCGCTCACCCACATGCGTGACCCATCGCGAATCGCGTCAATCGCATACGAGCTCGCCCACATCGTCAGCAACGCCCCGCAGATTGCAATGCCTGCGGTTCGGCTGACTCTGCCAAGCGCAGCCCACTTCCCTTTCGGCGGGGTGGCCGCACCAATAGCCAGAAGCAGCGATGCGGCCGCCCATGCCAACGCCGGACTACCGGCCGGCAGCGCTGCCTCAACTGGTGTGAGTGCGGTCACCGAATGCCCGTAGTATCCGGCGCTAGTGGCTGCAGCGTAGATTGCCCAGACCGTAGCGATCAGGCGCGGGTTGAACAGTTTTTCCGTCACCGCGCCAACCCCTACTCGCCCAATCGATGCTCACCGACATACTCGCCGGTGTTAGTGGTCGCTGCAGCGGCGCCGATAGCCAGCACAGGGGCAATAATCATCAAAATGGAGTCGAACTGTGCTTCTGTCCCCCAGCCGAGGTAGACGCCGAGCACGGAGACTGCAGACGCGACGCCATAGAGCGCTTGACGCCAGGGGCTAGTGGAGTGGAGCAGCGCGAACATCAAAGTGATGACCGCAATGACCACACCGGTGACTGCCGGTGCTGCCGCATCGTCGAGCATGCCCCAGGATACGAGCGCCGCGACGATGGCTCCGGCGACGGCGTACCAGGTGGCACGAGCAGACGCAGGGACAAGATTACGAATAGTTTCCATGATGGTTTCCTCCTAGTTGTTTCAAACAACTCCGAATAACTGGACAGCGTTTCTGCTGGCAGAAGTTGTTTGTGAGTTGTTTTCTGCAAAAGAAAAGCACCCCGGTGGGGTGCTTACTTGTTCTGTTCCTTCAGCAGCGCCAGAATCTCATCCTGCTTCGCCTCGATGCGTTCCGTCGCCGCCTTCACCTGATCAACTTGTCGGCGCGCCTCATATGTCGCGCGATCGGTGTACATGATGTAGTCAGCTAGCGGCGCGATATGTTTCGAGCCAGGAACATGCGATTTGCACGGCGTGTCCAGCGTTATCGGTGCCTTCGGCGCCGGTTTTGGCGGAGTAGGCGCGTCAGGAGCCGACTTGCCAGCGTTGATTTCCTTCGCGCGTCCCAGTACCACGTCATAAGGGAAGTGGTAGCCGGGGTCCCAGTGGTCGGTGTTGCCCCATACCTGCGCTTCGAGGTGACCGGCCACGCCGTGGCGGCCAGCGCCCAGTTCGGCGCGACTGAGCTTCACCAACGGGATGTCGTAGGTACGCGCCCAGTATGCAATGACGCGGGCAACGCCCTCGAGCATTTTCGGTTGTGCGAGCCACTGCTCCCGCGTCATGGCGGCACGCGCCACGCAGCTGACATGCAACGCAATGTCATTGCCCTTGTTGCCGGTTGACCATGTTTGCCAATCATCTGTATTGGCGAGCGTGATTTTCCCGGTCGCATCAACAAGGCGATGATACGAACCAGTTCGGGTGCGCACCTGGTAGTCCAGGATTGCCTGCGAGGACGTGCCCGGCGCGTTCTCCGTAGTGTGAACTATGATTCGTTTCTTCGGCAATGGTGTTGACCTGCCGAATGTAATCAGATGGTGCTTGTCAATATCAACGGCGTTATCAGCCATGATGTCTCCTTACGGTTATTTTTTGTGGTGGTTTTTAGTTCCAGTCGTAGACCACGACGAGGCCGCCGACGCCGCCGGTTCCGCCTGTGCTTCCCTGGGAGCCTGGTTTGCCGGGGTATCCATTGGTGTCCTGAGTCTCTCCGCCAGCGCCGCCTGCTCCTCCTGAGCCACCGGCACCTCCGACACCACCGGCACCGACTTTGAGTACGGCGCTCGGTGTGTCTGTTGGCTGTAGTTGGCCACTGGTCGAGGTGAACTCCGCGAGTTGTGATTCGGTTCCGGCTGCCCCTGGTTTTCCTGGGAGACCGCGTTCACCTGCTGACCCGGGCCGAGGGCTGAACCAAAATCCGCCGCCTCCTGCGCCTCCTGCGCCGCCGGCGCCGCCTGCTCCACCGGCGCCGCCTTGGCCGACGGTCAATGTGGCGTTTTCAGGCATGCCGTCAATGACGAGGCATAAACCGCGGCTACCTGGCCCGCCCATCTCTCCGGTTTCACCCCGGCGCCCGGTTGCGCCTTGCGCTTTCTCCATGCCGTGCTGGCCGCCTTGGCCGCCTTGGCCTCCCTGGCCGCCTGTACCGCCCTGACCGCCACCGACCAGATAACCGATGGTTGTGCCACCAGGGTCCATGTGGCGGCGCTTCCACGACTGGGACATAGTGAAGATGTCAACAATGCGGTTGCTTGAAAGTAGCTCGCGGAATTTCGTTCCACCGTGCAGGCCGTTCAACGGGTAACACGCCGAGCTGTTAATACTGACCGTCATCTGGTCGCCACTAAACATCTGCTCGGGCAGCTTCAAACCATGAGAGTTACCGCGCCCGTCTAGCTTGTTTCCATCAGCATCAAACAAATCGAGCCAGTACCCGTACCAGTGGCGAGATGACTTCACACCCATCCACACCCACGGGGCATCTTCGCAGGTATACGAAAAGTCAGTCACAGTACCACGAGTTGCGGTTGATTCCACGCGCACCTGACGGCCACGACGCGACACTCTCAGCGCCACCCGGCCACCATCAGCCCATGTGACGCTGCCACCGTCAGCAAGGCACACCATGAACTCAACAAATGATCTATCCGGCACAGACAGTGTGACGCTGGTCTTCCCGGACTTAGGTGGATCTGCGAGGCTCTTATCGAGCAAATTGTTGCGGTAATACGCCCGCACGGCCTGATTCCCTAGCAGCCAGTCGCCAACCTCCGGGGTAGTCGGCCACACTTTCCGGCTACCAAGCCACAAAGCCTTAACCGGCCTGCCACCAAATGAAACCGCTTTCGCGTCACTCAACTGCGGCATCTACGCCCCCTCGATGTACAAAGTCGAGGCATCCGAGCCGGTGCCCAGCTCAATGCGGCGCACAGAAGCAGATGCAACTAGCTCGGCTACCTGACCTTGAAGCGCTTGAATCTGCTGACGCTGGTTCTCCACCAGCTGCTGCAACGATGTCACCGCCGACCGTTCGGCCTTCGCCTTCATCTGCTCCGTGACCCACTCGCGGGTTGCGTACCCAGAAAAATCAGGCGTATCCGCGCCTTCCAGGGCAGAGACCCGCTTCGAAAGTGCGTCCACGCTACTTGACTGCGCCAGAGGCTCCACAGCCTTAGACACTCGCTCATCCACGCCAGCCGCCGACACAGACTCATCAGCCTTAGCCAGCGAAGATTGAACATCGTCAGATAGCTGGTTGCGTGCCCACCCAGTTTCCGGCGCGCCCACTACGGTGTTTTGGGCTGCGGCCTCGGCACGCGCTGCAGCGTCTTTCGCAGCAGCAACCTGAGCGGACATCGACTCCTGCAGCCTGGTCTCGATAGCGTCAGCAGTATCAGCGACCGTAGCCTCAATGCGCTGCTCCGCCTCAGCAATCTTCGTTAGTGCAGACTCGACACGGCCAGTCACGTCCGGCGAGTAATCCACCTTCGCTTCCAGCTGGTCTTTCAGGTTCACCCGCCCAGACAACGGCAGATCAATCTCCCACACCTCATACACGCCAGAAACCGCCAGCTCTACCCGAATACGACCGGGGTCAAGCTCCGGAGTCTCAAAAGTCCCCTCTTCGAGGCGTTGCCTGTGCAGCTCCCGGGTGACAATCTCCGTGCCCTCATACGATGGCCGTGACTCCACAGACGAAACCGTGACAGTGCCGCTCGACCGCTCGCGGGCTTCATTGATGAAAGTCCCATAAAGGATGGTCATGATTCACCTTCTTCTTGGTCAAAGACTCCCGGGTCGCCCGGATCTACGCTGGACATCACGCGAGTACTGGACTGTTTCTGGGCAAGGAGGAACGTGTAACCATGCCCTCCAAGCAGGTACCGCCAGCGTCCTGCGTCCTGGAACACCCTGATAGTCACGCCGTCCTGGGCTTCATACGGGCTAATCACCAGCGGCAGAATGTCCATCACTGTCGCCTGGTCTTTCGCCGCCCACCCGGTAGCCCACGACTCAGCGAGCAGTGAACCGTCAGCGCGGTAGGCTTCCAGCCACACCCGCTGCCAGTCCCCTCCCAGAGCATTCGTGCCTGACACTCCGCACTTGGCTGTAATCAGCCACGAACCCGGAGTCTTTAACACCAGCCCGCCGTCCGTGTCGATTTCCACACCGATGAGAGGCCCGACCTGCTCAGTGAAGGGAATCTGCATGCGGGTCCCTGCGGTTTGGTCGCCGCGGTACGTCAAATTCTTTGAACTAAACACATGTCCACGGCCACGCTCGTCCCACAGGCTCTGCGTTTTACTCTGCTGGTCGGTGATAGCGGTCGTGAGATCCGGTAGGTCACCTTCAGAGCCTGTGAATGCCTTCACGAGGGGGCTGATGATGGAACTCTTCAGCCCCTGAAGGAATCCGTTGCGGGCTTCCTCTGCTGCTGCAGTGATACCAGTCAGCGCCTGCCGACGGACAAACGCCTCGTCATACGACGCCAACTCCTGTAGCCCCGAAGGGTTCAAAGAGCCCTCCGGCCGTGGATTGCTGCCACCAGGTGCAATGCCCATCAGAATCCCCGCCTTTCTAGCTCGGCCTTAATTTCTTGCTTTGCTTGGTCATCGAGTACATCGAGCATGGCCTGCACTCTGGTTGGCTCCATGCCTTCGGGTCGAACGCCGGGTTGCTCGGCTTTTACCCATTCGCCGCCTAGTGAATCCCAGACGCTGCCGTCCTCCGGTGGTTTCGGTGGCTTGTAGTAAATCTGTTGCTCGTCCAAATGCAGGCGCCCACCGCAGCGGTAAATCTGCTCGGAGATATCCTCGAGCACCTTGCGCGGGAACAGCAGTGGTACCTGGGAGTTGGAAATGTTGACCAGCATCCACAGGAACATCTCGCGCGGATTGTCTAGGTCGCAGTTATCCTGCGTCGGAATCGACATTTATATCAGCCCCAATTCCTTGATTGATGCGAAGAAATCACGAGAAAGACCCAGTAGATAGTCCACTGGGTCTTGATCTGTTTCTTCGTCGCCGGTGGTGATTTCCCACTGGTGCGGTTGCTCGGCTGACTGGGTGAGCACGATTGAGCTGACTTGCTCAACGACCACCCTGCCTTCCTTTGAGCCGGGTATTTCCCCGCCAACACGGTCGCCGAGGAAGAAGTGTCCTTGGCCGTTATCGCCGACCAGGTACGGCGCTCCGTCTTGGATGTTCATTGTGTGGGCGGTGCGCTCACGGGTCTTAAAGAACCCGCTGCGCAGCGCGATGAGTGAGGACAGCGTGTAGGCCTTATCTGCCCCGTCCTCGAAGTTCTCAAGGTAGTGGTCCCAGCCGAGTTTTCTGGTTCGAAGTGGGTTTTTCACGCTCATGAAAGCGCCCAGCACATCCTCGTAGAGTGGTGCGGCTGCGCCGTCGACGATGGAGCCCAGACCCGGCTGCAGAATAAACGACCCGAGGATGTTGAACACCAACTTAGTAGCAATGCTGATACTTTCGTTGATGCCCGGAGCCGAATGCCCACCAACCGTAATCTGGCCTACCGTCGCGGGCTGCCACGTGAACCGCGTCGATGCCGCAGTGTTGTACGGCTCGTTGGTGCGGTAGACCACCCATGGTTGTTTCGGTGCGATACCTAGCCAGCCTGCGAGGGTGTATTCCTCCGCGTCCTCGTACTTCTGTAGATGCACGCGGGCTTCATCCACCAGGTTCTCAGCCAGCTCCACGCCGGTGCGAACCAGGCCACCAGCGATGGTGCCACCAACGCTGGTTTGTTCCCACCAACCGGACTTGTCCACGATGTCGACAATCAGTTGGCCATCGCGCTTCAACCCAGCGCCCGGCCACGGCTGCGGGTCTCCGGTGAACCACCTGTCCAGCTTCACCATCAACCGCCCATCCGCCAGAATGGGCTTAGCAACCTCATCGAACGTTTTGAAACGAGAGGACACTATGCACCACGGCGAATCATCCATGAGCAGCGAGCTGGGTTTGACTAGCATTGGCCAGTCCTTGTAGTTCAGGCCACGCACCCATGACTTGAAATCCAGTGGGTCATCCGGCAACTGCCACAGATTGCCGAAGTGCCTAAACAGGTTCATGAACAAGGTCAGTTTCAGCACATAGGCTGCTGGGCCTGGCATGACCCACGCCTTCGGGAACTGCACCCCAGCAGGAGTCAGTGGGTTAGGCCACAGGTCAATGTGCTTCAGCTTCTCGTAGTCATGCAGGAAGTTGAGGGTGACAACACGGTCTCCGTCCTCATCCTGCTCCGACACACAATCCGAAAGCGTGCCACACCAGCGAGCACCGTCCTTATCTAGACGGACATGCACATTCTGCTTATCCCGCTTCCAGTACTCCGCTACCCACCGGGCAATATGATGCTCAGCCGGCAAAGTGATGTGGCCCGGGCCAGTGTCATTCTTCTTCCACTCAAACGACAGATCGCGCTCACCGAATACCTGCCCACGGTACTTCCAGTCACCGTCATAGATATGCACCGCCGGGGGCTTCCGGCGCAGGTCATCCCGCTTCCTTCTGGCCTGCATCGTCGACGAATAAATCCGCTGAAGCGCAGCATAGTTCGCCTCCGCCATCGTCTAACCTCCCCACGGTCTCGTGTGCTGCGGCTCCACAATGATTTGTGCAGTCGCGCCCGCGATATTGCCGATACGCCCGTAGGTTTCACGGATAATGCGGGCAACGAAATCAAATGTCAACTGAACCGCAATGTCAGGAACAATCGGGTCGAGCCAGTCTGGCTTCACGCCGTTGATCCACTCGGTAATTTTCTCCGCAATGGCCTCCGGCGTGAGCGCCAGGAACTCCGACAAGCCGATTGCGTCGACTAGTTTTTCTAGGTTCTCGCCAATCCAAATACGCCACGTTGTGGGCAAGTCGAACGGCAACAGCGGAAACGGGTCAACATAGACCGGCAACTGGGTTTCCGGCAGGTGCGGTGGGAGCTGGTTCTGGAAAAACTGGCCGTTCATCTGCGCCCACAGCAGCGTCCCGTCGTTGGTAGTAATCATTTCCTCGAACGGGTCTGTGTCCACCAGCACTTCCCTGCCATGTGGCTGGAACGGCAGATACACGAACCGGTCCAGGCGCTTATCAACCGGCGTTGACAGGTCAATATCCGGCAAACCATACTTCGCAGGCGCTGTCAGCACCCACTTCGGCCATGCAGGAACATCACCAGGATTCGTTACCGTCACGCTATCCGACGCCCAGTTAGAGCCGTCGAACACGAACTCATCCGTAATGGGCTGAGACTGCCAAAACGGGTTAGCAGCCACCACCACAACCTGCATCTGTATATTCGCCTGCTCGTGCGGGTCAAGGTTGTTCTCCACCTCCGGGGCTTCCGCTAGCCGAACATTCAACCAGCGGCGCCCAGACAGTTCCGTGTCGCAGATGAGCTGGAACTCTCGCTCGGCAGACAGGGAGCGGCGGAAACGGGAATCCACCCGCGCCCAATCCCCGCCCGTATCTCCGGCAATATTGAGCCGCAGCACAACGTTGCGTTCCGCATAGTTGATTCCACGAAACGATTTACCGGGCTTACCGGCAACACCCCGATACACCGTGGAAAACGGCGCATCAAAAAGCTCACCGACAGCTCCCTCGCGCAACCTTACTGGGGAGCCGATGGACCGCAGCCCATGAATATGCCACTCAACTCCATCAACTCCCCTAATGGTGATATTTGCTTGCTCAGCCAGCATTAGCGGGCACCTACCTTCCCCTTCTTAGCCTTCTCACGGCGATACAGAGACTGCATCTGCCCGAAATCACTAGCGTTGAACACGTACGTGTCACCAACCGGCTGTGTGCCGTAGCCTGCTTCCGGGCTAAACCGGGTCTGAACCGAATCCTCAAGAACACCGCGTAGTTCTGCGAGTTCCGAGTTCTCCGCGATCATCGCCGGGTTCAGTCGGTTCATGCCGAAGGCGTTCATGACCTCTTCGACTTGGCCGACGCCGATGTCGTACACGCCGAGGGTTGCTTCCGCCAGCGCGTTGCCGATACCGGATGTGACCTTGCCCGTGTACCACGACGCCACATCACCGGCGACACCGAACAGTCCCTCGATTGGCACCATGCCGGCCATGCCAGCAACACTCGGCGGAGTAGGCAGACCTGGAACGCCCAGCATCGACGGTGCGATTCCAGCCCCAGCCAGAGCGACGTCAGCGCCGGCAGCACCCGCCGTCAACGCCGACCGAGCACCAGTGCCCGCCAGCTGAAAACCGGCAGCAACACCCATCGACGCCAACTGCGAGAACGTATTGGACGCACCATAGAGGTTCTGCGCCAACATATCCCGCATGCTGCCGGACAACTTAAACTCCGGCACTGCATTCAGCGCACCACCCACCGCGTCACGCAACACCTGGTCACGTACCGCGTCAGGGCCAGCGTCGTTGAGAGTTTTCGCCATATCCGGGTCAGCGTCAACAGAATCACTGTTAATGACCATCTCACCCTGCGACAGCCACGCGAGCACATCATCTAGATTTTTGCCATTACCGCCATAGACCATGCCGCCCTTCTTAAAGCCCGGCGCGTTTTTGAGAAGGTTTCGGTTCCGTTCTGGGTCGTATACGAAATAGCCCGTGTCGAACGCGAGATTGCCTGCTTTATCCAGCTTTGTGGCATAGCGGTCCGGGAACGCAGAGCGCTGAACCTTCTGCGCCGCGTCGCCCGGTTGCATGCTCTGCCAATCGAACTTTGAGAGTTCGCGGTAGAACATGACCGCGGAGTCGTAGGGGTTCATCCTCTGCGCCACGGTGCCCCACGCGCCGTTATCACGCTGCTGGAACAGGCCAACGGAATCATGGTCACTGCCTACCGCATCATGGCGATACTGAAGCGACTCTGGAACTGCATTGTTCGCGTACATCAGCATCGGGTCGCCGGACTCAACCAGCGCTGTCGCGAGCGCAATTTGTGTCGCATCGAACGGGGCTTCGTCACCAGGGAAATTCTGGTCGATTGCAGCGCGGGCAATCTCGTGGGCGAAAAATCCCTCACCCCACTCTGGCGGGGGTGGGGTGGGGTTCGCCTCAATCGCCGCATCAGCGACACTGGCGTTGTCGTCGATAGCGCCTGTGGAAACCGAATCAATCTCGACTGGCTCGGCTTCAACATCGACTACAGCGTCCTGCGCTTCTAGCTGCGCGTCCGCCGCGTCCTCAATCTGCTGCTGTGCGTTCTGCCCGTCCGGGTCGCCCTGGGTGGCCTGAACGAACATTTTGCGGGCAGCAACGATGATTGGTGGGATCTCGTCCGGGATGCCGAACACACCAAGGATGTCCTTGATGTGGCCAGACACGAACGCCTTGGCCATATCGCCGATAGCGTCAGACCAGGTGGTTGCCTCACCAGTGGTGCTGGTGTCGACCATGCCGGCCTGCTCTGCCTTGGCTGCCACATCATCATCCAGTGGGACCATATTCGGGTCAGAACCGGTAGCCGCCGTAGTCGACGTGGTCGCCGTTGCCGAGCCGCCAGTGGTGTCGGAAAAATCAACCTCCGGTACCTCTGCGACAGCGTCATCCATGCCGGTTGGACCGGTGTAGCCCGGCGCGGCTGGGATCCATGCGTGGTGTGTGAATTGTGGGTGGTTCCATGGGACTGCGCCGCCGCCGATGGCTCCGCCGCCGTTTCCTCCGCCCATTTCGACGTTGGTGCCGTCTGGCAGGGTGCCACTGGTGTGGCCGAATTGTCCGCCGCCGTTGTCGTACCAGCCGACGCGGTAGGAACCTTCTGGCCCCATGCCGATGTTTGCCCCGTTTGACCGGAGCCATGACAGCTGCGAGCTGGTGGAGAATTTGCGTGGCCACGGGTTTAGGCCGAGCATGAACGCGGCGATGTTGCCCTGGGTGTAGGAGCAGTCACCCCAAGCCCCGTCACGACCAGGGTAATTCTCATACGGCGCGCCCTGCAGTGAACGCTCCGCCTGTACGCCGGCAACATTGTCACCTTCGACGAACCTACGGACTTCTGCCGCGGTGCGGATGCCGCCGTTGGCGAATGCGCGGACTGCGCTGCCCTTCGGCCCCGTACCACCAGGCGTGGTGGCGTCGACGCGGTTGCCGTCATTATCGACCAGCTGAAGGCCGAAGATTTTGGCAACATCGTTGAGAATCGCGGTGGAGCGGCCACGCTTCGACCGAGCAAGCGGGATGTACGCCTCGCCGCCAGTCTCCGGCTCCGCCCACAGTCGCCAGTCGCCTGCGTTCGCGATCTGTGCAACATGCTTTTCGCGCCGGTGTCCACCGTTGGCGTACTGCTCCAATCGACGGATACCGCCGTTGGCGTAGGCGGTGATACCGCCGTCGACTAGTGCGATGCCGCCGTCGCCGAGCGAAATAAGCCCCTGGACAGCGCCCGGCAGGATACTACGGATAGCGTTACCAACCGTGCCGGCCATCGACTTAATGCCGTTGATGAGGCCTTGGATAATGGCCTTACCAGCGTTGACGAGCCAGGAGCCAGCGTTGGAGAACGCGTTGCGGATGTTCTGCGGGAACTGCTTAACGTGGTTCCACGCCTCATCAATCTTGGCCTTAACCGAGGACGCGAACTCCTGCAGCTTCGACACCATGGACTGCACCGCGTTAGCGATAGCAGTCTTAATGGCTTCCCATACGGCCTGGGTGGTTGCCTTGATTGCTTCCCAGGCGTTGGAAATTAGGTTCTTGATGTTCTCCCAGGTGGAGGACACGAACCCGGTGAATGCCGACCATGCGCCGGAAATGAACGACGAGATGGCATTCCAGATTGTAGTGACAGCGTTCTTAATACCGTCCCATACGCCCTGGATGATAGTGAGGATAGTGTTCCACACCGTTGTGACGATGGACGTGAACATTGTCCACGCTGCCGAGAAGAACGCGGCGATACCGTTCCACACTGTGGTGACAACCGTCTTGATGACGTTCCACACGGTCTGGAACACCAGCACAATGCCGTTCCACACCGTCTGCACCAGCGAGGTGAAGATAGTCCACGCGGTAGTGAAGAACGTCTGGATACCATTCCACGCGAGGATGACAATGTTCTTGATGCCTTCCCAGGCAGCGCTGAAGATGCTCTTGACGAACTCCCAGTTCGCCTGAACCTGCGCCTTGTATGCCTCCCACACTGCCGCGAACCACTCAGTGATGGCGTTCCAGGCGTTGGAGATAGCGGTCTTAATGCCCTCCCACGCCTGCGAAACAGTGTCCTTAACCGAGTTCCACTTCTCAGAGAACCACTCCGGAATACCGTTCCACACGTCAACAATCGTCTGCCATGTGTCCTGCGCCCAGATTTTGATGCTCTCCCAGGCCCTGCCCAAGAACTCAGTGAAGTCTGCCCAGATTTTCTTACCGGTCTCCGTCTGGGTAAAGAACCAGACCAGACCAGCGACAACAGCTGCGATAACTGCAACGACCGCGCCAAACGGGTTCGCTGAGATCACTGCTCCGAGAGCCTTGAAGCCACCAGCAGCAAGCTTGAGCCCTCGCACTAAACCGCCACCAATAGCTTTCGCAGCAGATGCGGCGTAGCGCGGCATGTCCTTCATCAGACCAATAAAATCGCCGCCAATGATCTTGCCAAAGTTCTTGAATGCGGCAGCAGCTTTCTTAACTCCGCCGAGTTTGGCAAATGACGTTGCCAACTTGGAGACGTTGGGGGCAACTTTAGTGATCGCTCCACCGAGCCCACCAAGCACATCTTTGAAAACCAGCGCAGCCCCGCCAGGAAGCTTTAATAATCCTGCAGCCGTTTTTGCGGTGCCTCCGAACTTACGCAGGGAGGAAGCTCCCTTACCCAACGGGCCAAGCACTCCGTTGACGGCTTTCATACCAACAAACGCGGTGACAAGTGCGTTCACAACGCCCTGGTTCTCGCGCATCAGGTCACCGACAGTCTGCAGAATTGGCGCAAGCACATCCGCAAGCAGCGGCGCTACTACACCTAGTGCGCCGGTAATAGACACAATCGAGGCGGTCATTCCGGCTTCACCCAGCGACATGCCGACATCCATCAGTGCCGGCATGATGTCCGCAGCAGCCTGCCCAATCTCACGCAGGGAGCCGCCTAGCGCCCCGAACAGGCCGGAGGCGTCCTCACCACGCAGGCCAGCTTGGAACTCGCTCCAATTCTGGCGCACGTCATCGAGCATCGCCATGACCTCATCGGCCTGCTCACGGGTGCCAAACGCCTTAAACATGTAGCCCTCGGTGTCCACACCAGTCTGCAAGTACTCAATACCAGCCTTAACTTTGGTGTTTACGTCATCGATTGACTTGCCGAGCGCGGAGAAAACCTGCGGCCCCATCTTGAACGGCGTCGCAAGCAGCGTCTCGCCGAAACGCCCCAAAGCGGCATCAACATTCTTTAGCGCACCAGTGAACGTCTCGCCCTGTGCCTGCGCCTGGCCGCCGATGGTTTTATCCATCGCTTCCTGCAAATCCTTAAAGCTGATTTGCCCCTTGGAAGCCATTTCCTGGATTTCCTCGCCAGTCTTACCCAAATGGCGAGCCAAAGCCTGGGTTGCTGGAATGGAGTTTTCTTCCAGCTGCATGAGCGTATCGCCCATCACCTTGCCCTTATTGATGGCCTTGGTGAAGATTGGCGCAACCTCGGAAAACTCCTTATTCGAAAACGAGGCGGCATCGGCGATAGTGGAGAGCACACCGGTCATCTCCCTGCCTGGCTTAATGCCAGCTGCCATAGCCATAGCCGCGGCATCCGCAGCCTCCGATGTAGCGAACGCAGTGCCTGTCACAGCCTTTGTGACGCTATCCATCGCCGCATCGACATCAGCCGCGCTGTCCGCAAGCGTGGACAACTTAGCTCGTGCCTGCTCGATAGCATTCAGGCGGCCAAAACCCTTCTGCAGAGCACGCCCCAACGTAGCGCCAGCAGCCGCGCCAGCGCCCAGCGCGCCCTTCTTCATCGCAGACTTAAGACCCGCAGACAGCTTGGAGCCGATCTTCGAGCCATGAGACGTTGCCTTCGGCTCAACGCCAGACAACTCCTGGGAAATAGCCGCACCAATCCCCTTCGCCGAGGGAATGATCTCCACGTATGCGGTCGCAAGATTTGTTGCCACGATGACCTCCTACACTCCGAGGAGTTTCGCGAGCTCCTCAGCTGGCACCTTCGTAGTGCCGCCAATCTTCTTTCTGTCGACGCCGTCATCAACGCCAGGTCGTTTGATGGGCTTCGGGAATTTACGACCCTTCTGACCATCCGGGGTTCTCTGCCAAATCAGAATCCGCAGATAATCCGCATTCAGGGCCAGCAGCTGCTCCTGCAGCCCCCACATCGCGTCCTCGCCAAGCTCCGCGCGAACAGACGCAGAGCCGTGGTCGAGCCCTGAGACGAAAGCCACGAGATCGCCCCAGGTGTAATCGGGGGCTGGAAACCAACGCAGCCTCATCCCGGCATTGATGAGGTCTGCTTCCAGCGCCCGCCGTTTCTCACTGTCCTCGAGCCTGTCGACCAGGCTTAGGATTCCCCCTGGGTGACGCCTGCGTCCTTCTGCCACTCCTCGACAAGCTTTTCGATGTCCTTCATGCCCATCGTGTCGATGACAGCCAGCGCCTTATCATCGGCGGCGAGCTCGAACATCTGGAAAAACTGCTCCTCATCCGGCAGCTTGCGGAGCTTACGGATAACGCCGAACGGCAGCTGGTCGAACTTCGGCAGCGTGAACTTCTTGCCGTCGAACTCGTGGTGGAACTTTTCAAGAGCCATAGAAACTGTCCTTTTTATATGCAGTGAATAGAAGAAAAGAGGGGCGGTGACTTCCCTAAAGCGCGACCGCCCGGCGCGCTGCCTAGCTACTGGTCGCTAGTTTCTGAGCCAGTGTCACGGCCAGACGTTTCAGCCCCGCCAACCGGCGCCGCAGCAGTGGACTGAGTGGTGTAGACCTTGTTGCCCTGCTTATCGACAAACGCCTCCACAGTGACCTCAACCGACATAACCGCCGAGTGGGTCATCTGCAGCTCACCGGTCTCGATGATCTGGCCATCGGGGATGAACTTATCAATCTTGGTGTCGCCGTCGAGTACCTGGATCATGAAGGACTTGTGCGGCAGAACCTTGGAGTTCTGCTTGACTTCGACCTTGCCGTCAGAGCCAACGGTGACGTTCTCGTCTCCGTAGATGAGCTTCAGAACCTCCGGGTTGCCGAGCTCGAAGAACGAGAATGCGAAGGTCTGGGTGTGGTCGTTCTGCAGGACGCGCACGGTGTCGCCGCCCCATGCCTTGACCTTCTCGGTGTCGCGCTCGTTGGCTTCGGTTACGCCGTCTTCGGAGATGAAGCCGACGTGTGTCCAGCCTTCTGCCTTGAGGTCAGCGCCTGCCTTCGGGTACTCCTTTGGGTCGGTGATGAGGTCCTTGACCCACAGGCCGCCGGCAACATCAGGGATACCGGCGAGAACATTCTTGGTGTTTCCAAGTGCCATGGTTTTCTCCTTAAAAATGAGTAAAACCCCGACTGTGTTAGTCGAGGTTTGTTGCAATCATCAGCTGCCCGGAGAATTGGTACCGGGTCAGTTTTGAGGTTGGGTCAGGGAAGTTCGCGGGTCCGGCTGATTCTTTCCACCACCGCACCCATGCGTCCCCAACCATTGTTGTGCGCGCCGCGAATAAGGCTTCGCGTGCTTTGTTTGCCATGTTTGCCGCTTCTGCTGGGTCAGCCGCGTATGCGGCCACAGCCAGCATTGCGGCGTCGGTCACCAGGTTCGACATGATGCCGCCGACACGATTGACCCGGATATACGGTGCTGTGACGTCACGAGGTGGTGTCACATGCGCCCGGAATCCAGCGTCGCGGAGAATCTGTAGTGCGACTTTTTCCGCAGAACGAATAGCCACCGGTTATCGCCCCGCGTCCAGTGCTTTGAGCAGTGTGTTGTTTTCCGCTGTGTCCTTGGCCGCATCATACGACTCGGTAATCACAGAGACACGGTGACGGGTCTTACCGGAGTAGGAGGACACCTCGTAGCCGGAGCCCGCAGCGTTGGCGATAGCGCGGCCGCGGGCTTCCAAATCGGCTACTAGGTTGGCGTCTTTGCGCATCTCTGTAAAAGCGGAGTTGTGCAGCTTCAGGCGCTTGACGTTGAACTTAAGATCCATCGCGGTCACCTACTCTTTTGAGTCTGACTTCTACGAGGCCGGGGCTGAACCAGGGGTTGTTATCCCAATTGGACGGTTCACCAACCAGGGTGAACTCGCCGACCCCAGGAAGGCGAACACGGTCACCGGCATGAATATGGGCTTCCACCGGGGCGTAGAGTGTGGCGTCCCACTCCACTTGATAGACGTGCCCGTCTGGTCGGCCTTCCACGCGCCCGCCGACGTACCAGCCAAAAACGGTGACGGTTTCCGGTGTTCCTGGCACCTCAATTTCATCGTCGAACTCGTTGACCTTCACGGCACGCCGCAGTACCTCAACGGCATATTCGCATTTGTACGGACTAGTCATCGCGCCCCCAACCACCAACCAGGCCGGAGTGTTTCACCGCATGCTTCACACGGTGAGTTCACCGACCCCATCAGGTACGGGCAGCCCTCGTAGTCACGCACGCACCGCGACGGACGGTCGGCAATCGTGTCGATACCAAACGCCCCATCCGTATTCGATGCTTTGCAGAGATCCTGCAGCTCCGTTATCTCCGATGGGAAAAACAGCGAGCGCCGCGACTGCCGGTTATCGAACGACAGGTTTTGTGCGAATGGGCCAGCCGACATTTGCCGCTGCGTGATACCACCGGAGCCGGACTCCGCCCAACGGAGAATCGCGCCACGGATAATCGCCGCTGCAGCATCAGCGAATGCGAATTCCTCATCGTCGATGCAGGGCGCTACACGCCTGGCGAGCGCCAAACCATCACGGATAAGAATCTCGGCCTGTTCGGTGGGGATGTCCTTGTTGAAAACGTGGATGTCCTCAACGGTGATGATGACTGGCATCACTTCCTCCTCCCCTAGCAGCAGAGCTGCTATTCAGTAGCTGTCTTCGAACGCGAAGTCCGCCGCGTGGTTTTCTTGGGCGCGTCGATACGCTCCCATGTGCCCTCCGAGAGCAGCTCCTGGCCGCGCTCATCACACACAGACACCTCGACGCCGTTCGCCTTGTTGACAAGCTTCATCGCTCTAGCCCTCGCTACCGAGCTCGTAGGCAACGAATGCGTCCTTGTCGAGAATTGCCCAGCCGAAGATAACCTCCGTCAGGAAAGCCACCGCGTTGCGGCGCTGCAGGTCACCATTGCCGAACGGGTCACCGTACTCGATGCGCTTGAGGGAAATATCCAGAGCGCGACCGAAACGCAGAGCATTCCAATCGCCACCGAACGCGCGAACCTTCGTGTCCGCCGATGCGTCCATCTGGCCAGACACCGAGCGGGACACAGCCACAGGCTGGCCTGCGTAGTTAGTGACCTGGCCGCCCATCGGAATCTCCGGGTTCAGGCGACGGCCTTCCTTATCGCGGGCATTGGCCAGCATGGACACCATGCGCGGGTCCATAGCGAAGCCGGTGAAATCGCGTGCAGTGGAGCCGCCGACAACAAGGTCGTAGCCCTGCCATAGCTCCGAGTCCGCGGTCTCCGGGGTGCCGGCAACCTTAACGCGGTTAGTGGTCTGGTTGATGAACTCCGGGTTGCCGGACAGTGCGGCGCCGTCGGATGCCTGGCGGCCGTGGATGATTGCAAGGTCAATCTGGCGGGCAAGAGCTGCCGACAGTTCCTCGCTCATCATGTCCATAGTGTTCGCCGGGTTAGCCACCAGAGTCTCCATAGAAAACTCCAGGCCCACAACAGCCTTAATCGGCTTGATGGACTTCGCGCCAACCTCGAACTCGGAGTCCGGCTTGTTGCCCAGCTCGCCGACAATCGACGCGGACGGGCGCTTAGTCAGCACCGGGATGATGTTCTCACCCAGAATCACCGGGTGAGCCTTCGCCAGCGTCGGCACAATCGACTGTGCGGTCGCTGCGTTCCAAATCTCATCAGAGACGCTGCGGGGCAGCAGCGCGGAGCCGCCGTTTCCCCCAGTCAGAGTCTCTGCAGTCAGAGTAGCCATAATGCTACCTGTCCTTTCTGCCACACATGGTGGCCTAGTCTTGTTATTTCAGGCCGAGGATTGCCCTGGCCTGCGAGTCACGATCAACGCCACCACTTAAGCGGCCGACCGACTCAACAACCGGAAGACTCGGCTTCGCCGACTCCCCCAGCCGCTTGTCCACATACGCAGCGATAGCCGCCGCAGACTCCGCCATCGATTCGGCATCATCACCCGTAATCAACTCGCCAGGAATGCCGTGCTTGGCTGCGAGCTCTGCGCGTGCTGCGGCAAGAACACTTGCCTGCTTTTCCGCCTCCAATGCCGCAATCCGCTCCTGGGCTTTTTGCAGCTCACTCTTTCCAGCCTCTTCGGCTTCCTTAGCGCGCTCCGCCAGAGGGCGAAGCTCCTTGTTTTCCGTGCGATACTTCGCCGCCTCACGACGAACCTTTTCCAACGCGGACTTGTAATCCTCAATGGTCATTTCCTGCTTCTCTTCCGCGCCGCTAGTCTCGCGAGCAGGTTCAGCCTGCGCCGGAGCATCTGACGTGGAATCGGTGGTCTGCGCATCAGCAGCCGCTTCATTCGTAGACATAAATTTGTTTGCCCCTCCTGGGAGAAAAACACTTCGGGTACGCAAAAACCCCACAGAGCCCGCCAGGGGAATGTGGGGTCAATGCCGTGGCCATACAGGGAATTGCACCCTGCCCTACCCGACTAGGTGGCCTCTATTTTTGGGCATGAGAAAACCCCGAACCACCGCAGTGGAACGGGGCTAAGAAACCTACACGCGCTAGGCCCCCTCTGGGGCATACTCTCTCGGTTGTCCGCCGCCAAGCGGTCGGTACAGATATTCCCGTCTCGAACCCGGGTCGATTGATTCCAAATCATCCCAGTCGAGACGTAACTCCCAATCAGTCTCAGCGCATAACTGTGTGAACAGTTTTGCGAACCTACTAAGTGGGACTTCATCGAGTGCATCTGTCGAGATACTCGTAGATCCATCGTCTTGATGGGTGATATCCAACATTGAATGCCGATATTCTCCCATCGGCAGTGACTTTTCGGGGAGTAAATGCCGGATGACGTTCTCTATCTCGCTCGGCGCCGTCGGCCCCGAAATTATTTCAATGGTCGGATAGATGCTCATCATGCTCACCTCTCCCAAAACAACGTAGTTTTATCACTAATAATCACGATTCTATCAAGTCTGTCGCCATAATCGCGTATTGCATTCTTGCTTGACGTGACAATATCTTTTTCATCAATCCCTGATTTTCGAGCATCATAAATCAGCAAGGTTGACTGTTGGGAACCTCGTTTCGCATTTTTATGAATCCCGCGTTTTGAGGTGATTGTTTTAACATCGGCAGTCATGCCATCGACGATTAAGTCCGGAGTTTTCTTTTGCCCCTCCGGCAATGAGGGAATAGCGTCGTTCGCAATTCCAACCCTTTGAATCTTCACCGCGCCGTTGCCAGCCAACCATTCAATAACGCTCTGCTCATTTTCGTAAACTTGTTGCTCTCGCTTTGAGCGCTTGGTACCTGGCAACGTCGACACAGATTCAACAAGCGCATGCTTTTCCAAGTCAGGAATGGTCTTAACTCCTGGATGCATTCCTCGTTGATGTTGAGGTTTTTCTTTTATCCTGATTGCTTCGAAAGGCACCCAGTCAGGGGTTTTATTCCTGTACCTCAGCAACGCCTCTTGGAACTGCCTGTCAGTAGGCGTGTCACCGAGCTTCTTGCCTGTCGCCTGCCACAGCTCATGGAGCTCGCGGTTAATTCTCGGCAGGTCTTCATCGCTTTTGACTTCGACGCCAACACACCGACAATTATCGTGGTACCCGTTTGCCGACTGCACTGACTCCTTGGAATACGCAGCACCACGCGATGCCAGCATGAGGCAGAAGCTACATGCCCCAGGCTCTGGGACACGTGCATACCCAGTACCAGCGGTTTCTACTGCCTTGGCAACTGTGTCATGAGCAGGTTGAGAAACCAGCCGATTAAGTACCCCAGCCAGTTTTTCCCTCGCCATCAGCACCAACTCCGGCGAAAACTCTTCACGATACTTCGCCGTCGCCCAGTTAAACCCAGCCCGCGCTTGCTCATACCCTGCCGGGTTAGCAACCTCCGGGAACTCCATATCGGACAGCGTGTCATCTAAAGAACGCTGCAAAAACAAATAGTCTGCCGCCAAGTACGCGGCTTGCTCTCCATATGTCGCTTGTATCGCATGGAACGCCTCACGCAGCGTATCCATTCGCACCGGCGGCGCCAACCCATCAGTGTTAGCCCACCAATCCGCTAAATCCTGCTGCGCCAGTATCCTCAGTTGGTCAAGCGCAAATGCGTACTCGTCCATCCCGGAAGGCATGTTTGCTCACCTCCGCTACAGGCCGCTGGAATCACTGCCACGTATAAACTCATCGATCCCAATTTCCGTTGCGACTGGCTGCTCAGAACCAGATAAAGCCTTGGCTTCATCCCCTACGGCACGCGAGGCGCCCGAAATCAGCGCCACACGATTCTCTAACCGCAGCTGCGCCACCTCGCGTTCCAACAGTCGCTGTTCCTCCGGGGTGAAACCGACACGATCCCAAATCACCCGAGAATTACCCGGCGCGATTCCTGCCTGCACGGCCTTGACCATCGCGTCCATCGTCGCACCAACCGTTGGTGTCGCCGGGTTGCCCCAGCGTGTACGCGACGCCTGAACGTCTGCGACACGTTCACCGTCACGCCCGGCGCGCACCAGGCGGGAAACCTGCGACCAAGAGCGGCCAAATGATTTTTGGCGGCGCTCCGCGCGCTTGACGAGGCGGGCTTCCATCGCACGGATAGCGTCGGCTGATGTTGCTTGGTCACCGCGTAAACCGAAGTAATGTGACGGCAGCCCGGCTTCTGCAGCAGCCAACTGCGCTAGTCCCTCGATTTGGTCGAGGAATGGTCCTGGTGGTTGTGGGTCGAATTCGCCGAGTTTTGGTTCGCGTTCATCGTCGCCGACTTCGCCGGTTGACCACACGCGCCCAGTGAGGATCTGCCACGGGTTTAGGGGCCGGCCGTCGGGGCCAACGAAATCATCAGTGCTCATGCCGATGGCGTAGCGCTGTGGCGCGGAGAAGAACTCACGGTTGACGTCCATCGAAATGAGGGTGCGCACTGCGGCGTCTGCGTAGCGGCGCAGCGGAGCAGTCACCTCAGATTTGCCGCCACGGTCGCCGATGCGGGCACGGTTGATAAACGGCACGATCTGTACTGCACCGAGGTTGTTGCGCTTGCGGTCGACAATCTCCCACGGGGAACCATGGCGTTGCCTGCGGGCCTTGACTACCTGGTCTGGTAGCCACAGGTCCACACCGACGATGTCGCCGTCTTTGACCTCGCGGGTTAGTGCCGCGTCGAACAGTCGGGTGCGCGGGTTAAGCATGCCTGTCGTGTTGTTTGCGTCGTGTCCACGGATCAGCTGTTCCGGTTCCCCCTCGCCGCCACCGGTTACTGAGACGAATCCGATGCCGTAGATCAGTGTGTCGAGGTGAACCTGCCCAGACTCCTCATCCAGCGCGTTCGCCTCAAACGCATCAACCAAATCATCATCGGCATAACCGAGGAAGTCCAGGCGTTCCTCAAGCACATCAACTGCTGTGCCAGCCCAACCGGACACGGTTTTCAGCATCCGGCCAATATGCTCCGGAGTCGAAATGCTCAACAGCTTCGCCGAGAACGAACCATCGTAGTAGGCAGCGTGCTCACGGTTCGCCGCCGAATGCGACACAATCTGCGCCAGCATCGAATCCACCAGCGCCTTCTCCTCGCGGGAGAAAACATCCGTTACCATACCGTCACCTTCCTTCTAGCCCTCACCGGTTTCACCGGGCGCTTCGCTCTCGTGTATGTCCGTCCTGTGCATGCCAGCGTCGCTGCCACCAGTGGTGTGATGTCCGCGTCCGGGTTCGACCGGTTCCACGCCCATGCATCACCAAGTTTTCGTTTCCTGGCAGCTGCAGCGGCAAGGTTCAGAGAGGGCTGATCCAAATGCCGGAAATCATGCGACATCACAGCGTCGTAAAGCTGCGCCGTTGCTGCAGCCATGATGTTCGACCCGATGCGCGAGACTTTGATGCCCTCCGCTTCCAACGGGTCAATCAGCGAGCCAGCCGGCGACAACACGTCAATGAGTACCGCGCGGGCTTCCTGTTTCTCCAAAATTGCCTTCAACCGCGGGATAACCCACTCAGGTGTGCCGCGGCGGTTTTCAATCACATCTGCCCACACATGACCATCAACAGTCATGCCGGCAGCCGCGATAGATGCCGAATCACGCGACGGAGCAATATCAATTGCTAACGCCACCGGCTCCCCATCATCAGACAAGTTCGGGTCAGCGCACGCCGTCCAATCTTCAATCGGCAAGATTCGCGCACTACGTTCCTGCTCCCACATGCCAAGACGCTCGCGACGAAACGACGAATCCGCCATAGCTGCACGCTCCGCGGCGACAGTCTCGACACGCATACGTTTTCCAAGTGCCGGGTTCGCTTGGTACCACAGGTCGCGATCATCAGCGTCTATCTCGACATCGTCATCGGCGAGGACAGACCACTCTGCCCACCACAAAGTGTCATCTTCGTTAGAGTGCGCGGCGTCATGCATTCGCCGGAACACTTCACCGTTAATGTCTGTCGGGTCCGGCGGCGTGCCCGTCATGATGATTTGGGGGTCGCCGGCTGGCCCCGACGCGATTGTAGGCAGCAAAGCCTCGAGCGCTTCGTCCCGAAGCTCTTGTGCCTCATCAAGAACCAGAGTATCCACCGTGAAGCCACGCCCCGAGGACTTTGACCTAGCGATAAACTCACACGAGCCACCGTTGGTGAGAATAATCTGCTCCTGGCCATTGACCTTACGGATATTCTTTACCAACTTCGCAAGCTCATCGTTCTCCTCGAAGAACGACGCCAAACGAATAAACGCCTTACGCGACGTTTTCACTTCGTGGCTTGTATGGATAATCCTCCGCCCGGACAAAACCATCTGCCCGAGCTCCAAAACCTCAAGGGCACCGTTCTTACCATTCTGGCGAGGAACAGACAGCCCGGCGCGCTTTGCGACGAGGCGCCCGTCTTTGTCTCTTGCTGTGATGCCGGTGATGATGCCTTCTTGCCATTCGTCTGGGATAAGGCCGCAGGCGCTGGCTAGGGCGATGTAGTCTTCGCCGTCGTAGATGTCGGCTACGGGGGTTTTCGGCTTGGCGAGGAAGCTTGGCATTTGGCTACCCAGCCTCGGGGCGCTGGGCACGGCGTGCAGTGAGTTCGTCAAGGAAGCTTCCTCCCTTCTGCGAATCGTTGTCTGCGTCTTCTACTCGGTCGAGGACATCAATGAGGCGTGCTGACAGAGGGGCGATTGTTTTCGGGTCGGTCGCCTGGTCGATTTCCATTGCAAGGCGTAGGAGCAGTTCGTCCAGTACGTCTTGCTTGTTGTTGCGGCGGACCGCGGTGGTGATACGCCCGGCGCGGGGTATCTCTGCGGGCGGTTGTGCCGCGGTGTTCGGCTTTCGGGGCTGTGGTTTTGGGTAGAGGTCGGGGTGGCGTTGGCCGCGTTTTCTGCATCGGCCTGAGCAGTAGAACCGTTGCCGCCCCGTCAGGGGTGTGGAGCAGACGATGCATGTAAGCCGTTGATTCATTGGCTGCTCCTTTGTTCTGTTTTTGTTAGGATGTCCCTACCTGGCCACACTTCATTTTCGCAGGTCAGGGGAGGTATCCAGGCAATGCAGTGCCCCTTTTGCTTCCGTGGTCGGGACAGGGTTCCCTCCCCAGGGGCTTCACATGCGCTACCAGTTTCTAACGTGCTTAGGCTTCACCTTTGCTGCCCGATGCCCTTTGGCTCCCTCTGCTTGGTTGCAGCAAAGGTGCATCGGCTGGAGGGGGCCGAGGTTATGGCCGCCGGCAGCTACTGGGGTGATGTGGTCAGCCGTCGCGCTGAATGGATCTGGGAACTTCAGTGTCTTGTCGATGGGTAGACCGCAGCGGGCGCAGACGAGACCGTCGCCGGCTAGTAAGCGAGCTCTTTTTGCTCGGTAGTGAATGTTTCCAGTTCTGGACATTGGGAATCCCTTCCCGGCTGTGCCACTGGCAAGGAGAGCCGCATACAAGAAAATGCCCTCAAACCTAAGTCCGGTTTAAGAGCATGCGCTTCAGTCAAGCGTAGCTTAGCACACGGACTGTAAACCGCAGGTCACGAAGCTCTACCCTGTCGACCGCGTGTCGTCGCCACACTGATGCGCTGCGACTGCGCGCATGCAGTCTGCGATGTCGAAGAGTTCCACGCCTTCAGCGTTCAGCGTCGTTGGAATCTCGCCTTGCTTCGCCCACTTCCTCAACGACGTGTGACTGACACGCACACCCAGCACTGCGAGCGCGTCGGCAACCTGACGCGCAGAACCCTGCTGCGGAATCTCCCGCCGCGCTACCGGCTCAGGTGGACTCACTCTATCGCCCATCACCCGCCGATGATGCTCAACCTCGACGAGCATGCCATCAGCCCACGAACGCTCCGCGACATCATGCACACGATCATGAAGCCAACGAGCCACGTGCTCAAGGCGTCGACTGGTTGGCGGCCGGCACTGCACCTCGTAGGCCAGCGCCTGCGCCCAGTCCCACAGACACAACTCCGCCGCGTGCTCCACATCCAGCAGGTACACCGGTAGCGGCGGGCGAGACCCCCGGGCACTCGGGGGACGGCCCCCATTGACCCCGGAGGCAGGCGGCGAGGGGACCATCATCTCAGCGAGGGCGGGGGCCATAGATTCAATCGCGGACAATGCACGACCAAGCTGCTCAACCTGGTCCGGCGACAACGGTGGCATAAGGCTCCAATCAACAAGCCACAACAAAAAGAACTAGAGAACCAACAAAGGTAAGGGGGGTGGAAAGAAAGAGAGGGGGAGGGATATTTAAAAGCCCTCCCGACCCGACCCGACCCGTCCCGACCCGACCCGGTGCCAGCCCGACAACCACTCCCCTTGTCGAACGGTTTTTTCGTCGACGAGAAAGTTTTTGGGTACGACAAAGGCCGCGTCGTCAAAAGCGCGTAGGCTCTCTTGGACGCACCGCAAGCTCGTTTGTTTTTCGCCCCTCCTATCGCGGGGCGTGTACTCGAAAACTAGTTGCGGCGGCGTCGGCGACGGCGACGTGCGAAAGGCTCCGCTCCTTTGGCGGGACCGGCATCGCGCACGTGCGATGCCTTACGGCCCTGCGGCGCACCGCCCGCATGGTGTGCGGGGAGTGCCGGAAGCGACTGGACAACATTGACTTGAATAGTCTCGGCTGGCTGCCGAGAACTCCCTTTGGCGGCTCTACCCTCAGACTCAACCTGGCCATGGGAATCAGTATTGGGGAACTGCGGCTTGCCGGGCTCCTGGCTTGGGCCCGCGGCCGGGGACGTAGCGCGTACCGTTTTTTCTTCCTGAGAAGGGGTCACTGCCCGACTGGCTGCCGGGTTGTCCTGGGCCTCAACCTCGTCCGCGATAAGTGGATTCGGGAGTCCCTCCTTCTTGCACCAGCGCGCAACGAATCCCTCCCAGCGGGAGAGTTTCTTGCGCAGCTCCGGGCCATACATTGGAGACTCTGGTGGGTCGAGGAGCGGAAGTTCCTCCTCGGCGCGTTCGCCTAATTCATGCCGCAGCTGATTACAGCCACGGCATGCCGTCACATAATTGTCTGGGGTCGTCGGCGCATCGATGTCACGGTGGTCGTACTCACGGCCACGATCGGACTTCTTATCGCCCCAGACCACTTCATCACCGCAGTACCGGCACTGGTCTCCATCACGGAGCATGACCGGCACCTGCAACCCAGCACGGTTCTGATCGTTGCGGCGTTTCGTTGCCTTCGACTTCGCATCGGAGCGGATGACATGAACAAACGATTCACGCTCAACGAGCATGAATTGCCGCTCACCTTCAGACTCCAGCTCGGTGATAATCCCGATAGTGATCAGATCCTGAAGTACCGGCTCCACCCGGCTAATGCCAATATGTCGGACGGCTGCACCATAGGTGATTTTGTAATCCGTCCACTGCTGCGCCGAATGCGTAAACAACGCTGACGCCGCGCCTTTGAGTTCACTGACCAGACGGTCATCGCCACGTTCGGCTGCCAGCTCATAGGCTCGCATCCATTCCGGGGCCTCGTTGAAAGTATCGCTGACCCTTACCCATGCCATGGTGCATCACTCCCGGACCGGGGCTGCCCAGCAGAAATATGGGAAGCGGTAACAATCATTCTTCGAACTCCAAATCAAAAACCGGCGCGGTAACAAAATGAACCAACACAATTGCTTACGGATCTCTACAACAAGGCACTGGTAGCGCCACGGCTACCCCTCGCTTTCCTCGTGATAACCGGCTCGGTCATCACCTTCATCAGACGGATAAGGCCACATGGTGTTCGCAGAAACAGTGCGGGACAGCACCCGGTACCGCACAGGCAAGCCATACGTGCGGGCCCGCAGACTGCACGCCTGGTGCACATCTTGTGCCTGTTCTGCGCTCATCCATGTCACCCCAGCGACGCGCAATGAATTCCATGTGTATCCGCCATCTGTTGACGCCACCACACAGAACTGCCTGACGGCCTTGTTATTGCTTACGCCGCTGTCACCCATCAAGAAACCTTCCCCGTTACTGCCGGCCGTTGCGCCCACTGACACGCAGACAGCAACTGCGCTGCCGTCCGACGGGCCTCGTCGACAGAGGCGAACTCAATGTCCCCCAGGCGAACCCGGGGGCTGTCACAGTCGGCCATACTCCGAGATGCTTCAACATCGCCGAACTGTGCGATATCACGGTCGTAATACCCAACATCCCATGAGTAACAATGCTCAATGAACAGCTTGTCCGGCCGTAAGAGCTGGACCTCCACCTCGCGGGCGTACTCGTTCGCAGTACTGACAGCGTCTTCCCACGAGCCACACCACGCGATGCCACCGGTATCGTCCTCAACAACCCACGGCAAAAAGCTACTTCCCGTCTTCTTCACCTGGAGCGTCATGACTACGACAGTCCTCCCAACGGCCGCGCGACAACAACACGTCGCGCAACAGGCGACCCGGTGTTCTGCTGCTCGTCGACGCCGTCCAACTTCTCCTCGTCACCGTCCGCAGGATTCGACCCGTCCGGATTACAGACCCACACGACCGCGAGCTGCGGAGCCGTGGCCACAAACTTCGCTTCGGCCGTCGAAGGGAAGCGAGTCACCACAGCCCCAATAGCCCGCGCTGCCTTCTGCAACGCGACTTCCTGCGCCGGTGTCGCACGAGTAAGGACGCCGGACTGCGAGACCATGGCGGAACTCCGCTCCTTCGCGTGCACTTCCTGCAGCACCTCGGAGACATGCTTCGCGACTCCTTCAAGCGGCTGCCTCGGCGACTGCACCGGGCGACGCGTCTTATGCGGTTCAAATGGCAAACCGTAAACAAGCGCTATCTCAATGAAGTCCGCCGAAGCGGCAACCTCGACCTCAACCGGCCCAGCGTTCGTTACCTTCTGAATCGCAACTTCGGCTAACTCCTTCGCGACTCGAGGCGCGACATCCACCGAACCGGAGGCGATCACGTCGACACCGGGCACTTCCGCGGCGCCCATCATCATCGGGTTGGCCGCAGAGACAGTGACCGTCGAATCCTCGCGAACATCAATGCGAATCGAATCGAACTGCGCCGCGGTATCGCCCGGCACTGCGATTGGGTGGACTGCCTTCAACGCGTTCGAGAACTCTACGGCTGGCGCCACGAACCGGAAGTGCCGACGCTGCTGTGCTTTCGGCGTCGCATCAACGACGTCTACATCATCTGCTGCTGTCGTCATTTCTTGGAATCTCCTGTCCATCAATGGTTAATTGCCCTGGAATCTCAGTGCGGGTGGGGCGCTTACGAGGGCCAAGGAATCGGTAAATCTGAATTTGGCGCCGCGTTTGCTGCTGCTCCCACCAACGCTGCGCAGCTGATTCATCTGATGTCATCTAGCTGTCGCTTTATGGTTCTTCGTCATCTCATTGAGCCGTCTGCGCTCACGCGCAACACGTCGCTGTTGCATGCGCTGTTTCTCCCGCTCAGGCATGCCCGCTCGCCGTTTACCATGAGCACCGGCGCACACATGCTGTTGGAACAGCAAATACCCCTGAGACCGCTTCCGCAGAGCTTCTTCCTCACTGAGGAACACGGCAGCACCATGTACGATCTGCACGTTCCCATCTGGGTCAGACGATGCATCAAGGGCAAGTCGATGCCCCAATGGTGTGCATGCCCACCGGATAGGGAAACCGCAGTGCCTACAAGACCTTTGGCGTGGCATTTTTCCTCCTCATTTTCGCTACTATCGGCTGCTTAGTGCTTTTCGCCGCGGTGGACTATCCGCAACACGTGGGCTTCGGCCTTCATCTGGAAAATCAGCCATCGTCGGCGCATCATGCTGATTTCAGCCCCTCCATACGCTGCTTGACGACGGGAACTGCAGCCCACGCTTTCTGCGCAGACAGGCCATCCCTTTTTCGGCACCATGCAATCGCTTCCCGAAGGGTGGCCCCTAATGACGTGAAGTGCAGGAGATCTAGCGCAGTGGCTTCCGCATCTGACAGCGCAAACTCAACCTGCGCCATCGCATTAACGTCAGCCATGGAGACGGATGCAGTGCCGGAAATGATTGCTTCCACTGCTTCACAGCGCACTCGAGCTGACTCAGCGATATGTTCTACTGACATTCCCAGTTCGATGAGCTCGAGAACATTCCCCCGAGCATCAAGCCGGCACACCTCGTAATCGCCGGGCGGAACTTCCTTAATACCCACCGCGGTCTTCAAAGCGTCTTGCAGCGAATTGCAGATCACGGCCGGCGGAATCCCTGTCATTGCTACCTGCCAGCGACCGTCTGAGATTCGGCGGGCGCACCGTGGCTTATCTTTCTGGTTCACCTTGCACCTCACTTGCGATGTGCTCGATGAACTCCTCAAGCTGGCGCATAACGCGCTTGTCATCCTTATTGAAAGTGACCAGGTTTTCCAAGGCCCCTCTGGTGATGAACTGCTGCCCATCCCCATGCCGGCCTAACCGCCGAGGCAGTGTTGCCGGAAACCTCAGGCTACGAGGCATCTCTGACATCACATCACCGAACGACACCTCGAAATCGATCGTGGCCGGTTTCCTGCCACCGCGGGGCACGGGGACTACTACGAGCACCCACCGATTCTTCGGTGAGCGAACTCGACGAAGCTGTTTCATGTCATGCCTCCGGCCAATACCGGGGCGCAGAGACGCCACTGTTCTTCTTTTTCATCTGAAGAACACGCTCAATGTTTTTGACAGACTTTGAAATAAAGACCGTCGTGCACAACCAAAAAATTGTTGTGATTGTCCAAATGATTGGCACAAAATTGAAATTGTCGTAGCCGGTAATGATGACCATTACGAAAGAGGATGCGGCAAGAATCAGCGACATTGCCCATTGCAATTTGTTCCTGGTGTTGACGTGGTCCAGCAAATCGTAGGCGTCGCGCCACATTGAGCGGCTGAACTTAACGTTTGGATTACTCATTTATGCTGCTCCCCTTGGTGCTTCTGGAAGCCCTTCGCGCTCAATGCGATGAACCTCGGTGACATGGATGAGGTACGGGCGTCGTGATCCTGGTCGACGGCGAGGCCCCACGTACTGCAGACGACCTGCGTTTAAGAGCGCGTAGATATAGTTCACGTGTACTCGGAAATGCTTGGCGACTTCCTTGGGTGTCCACATCACTTGGTCTTGCGGTGGCATGGTGACCTCATTCCTTGCGGTATGCTTCATGGCAGTGTTCCTTTCAACACTTTCGGCCTGTCCCTGGTGCTAGCGGGGGCGGGCCCTTTTATTTGGTTTGTGAGGCGCGCAGCCAAACCGCCGTGCGAAAGGCCCACGGCATTGTGGCTGGCTTGCGGCGACCGATTCTCATATCGCCTACGCGCCAGTGCCCGGCAGAAGAATCGAACCCCTGAGTAACCATTCGGGCTGTTCTTATTTCGCCAATTTGCTGTAGTCCGACCAACGGACCGCTCTGGCTACATATGGATGTGTAAAAGGAGTGCGACACCTATCTGCGAGCTCCAACACTTCGACAACGGTGCCGACTGCCCGGTAAGGAATCGCCACTGATGTGTCGTTGTCCGTATTCGTGATTGTGATTTCGCTTTCGGTGGCGTCGATTCTCGTGTTTCCTATTGCTGCTTTTAATTCCACGTGTGCTCCCCTTTGCTGATCCGTTTTGTTGACGCAGTTGGATTAGTGTCAGCCGTTACGATTTGTCCATGAGTGAAAACGAATTCAGGCGCCTCGTAGCTCGAGTAGAGCGAGCGGCTTCGCACCGCCACGAGCTGTGGAGTCTTGGTGCCGAACATCTGAAGGCGAACCCGATTGAGCGCCGGGTTGTAAGCAACGGCGATATCCGTTCCTTTCGCCTCCATGCGACCGCACCTGTGCCAACCGAGCTGTCCCTCATCTTCGGAGAGTGGCTGTACCAACTTCGTGCCGCCCTCGATGGGCTGATGTACGAAATCGTTGTCCGAGAGACCAAGTTGGACCCTCCGCCACATGCCGGCCGGATTTCCTACCCGTTGTGCAGATCTGCTGACGCTTTCGTCTCGTGCAATACCTATGGAGTTTCCGATAGGATTCGCCGAGCTATTGAACGCACGCAGCCCTATCACGCCACCGGAGGATTCAGCGGTAGTGCGCTGTGGTGGATTCATGATCTCGCTCGAATTGACCGCCATCGACGTGGGCATTGCCTCGTGTGGCGCATTATCGAGCTGCAGGTCAATTCCAACAGCCCGGCCATCGACGCCTCGCGTTGTGGTGTATGCAATCGGTTCGAGGCTTTCATCCGGGGTGATGAGGAGTTGGAAGCCGCGTGGATCGCGCTCCGCCGCGGCATCGAACTCAACTCGAATGACGGAGTAGATATCACTTGGCGTCTCCAATTCGATGTAGCCGACTGGGTCCAGCGAATTCCCCGTAGCTACGGCGTTTGGAGCCTCGATGACCGAATGGCCAACGCAGAGATGTATCTCAGTAAGACCATCGAGTTGTTCGAGCATCTCTTCATCGTTGATGACGAGATACTGGCTTAGGCCACTGTCATGGAGTCTGGTCAACATTTGTTGACGCAATTGGCCTCTAGCGTTGGCTAAATCCATGTACTTCATCGCTGCTTCCTCCTTTCTCTTGTCGACGGTTGCCCCGCCCGGCACCTTCCCCAGTGCTGGGCGGATTGATTCGTTAGTCAGCCAGCCATCTAGCGCACGAGTTGCGTTAGGTCTTCGGCGATGCGTTGCGCCTCCTCGATAGAGATATCGATTACGTTCGCTCCATGAGGTAGGTGCATCGCTACTCGGAGATCATCGCGGGTGGCGTAGCGGTAAATCCTCACTCCGCTGATTGGGCTCTTCATTTGGACATCTGTTTGCGTAGTCATGTCGGTATATTCCTTCTTTGTGACGAGGAGGTGAATAATGGACGATTTCGAAGCTCTTAAAGAGCAAGCGCGGCGCTCATACCGTGAATGCTGCGAAAACACTGACCTATGCAAGCGCTCAGTACTTGCTACGCGTCACTCTGCGGACCAAGCGCAAGGCGCGAAAGCTCATATCGAGGAGCTACTCACACAAGCGCCTGAAGCTGAATTGCCAGCCGTCAGAAAGGCGTATGCCGCTACCGTGAGATCCTGCGAATCCGCAGAACGCTCATATCTGGATGCGGTCAGTGCATATGAAGCTGCGGTAGCTAGTCGCGACGAGGCGAGAGCTGTTTTTAAGAAAACTTTCGGTGAAGAGCCCTAGCTACATCGATTGCTTTCCTGCTGTGGCCGTGGGCGCGTTCTGCAGAAATATGTGCTGAATCAGCGGCATTTTTTGCGACTGCAGCCCACTTTGTTGCCGCGGCGATAGTTTTTGATGACTCCCCTGGTGCTGCAACATCAGGGGTTTCATTTTCCGAATTTGCCATGTTTGCTTCCTCCTTTCGCTTGTCGACGGTTGTTGCCTGGCACCTTCCCCAGTGCCCGGCGCGACTTTTCTTATGCCGCCTGCTTGGTTGCCGTCTCGACTGTGTAGAACAGTGAGTCAAAAGGAACTTGGAAACCTAGTGACGCTCCCGCGATAAATGCTGCGGATACGTTTTCGCCCTCCATCGCACGCCGGTATGTTCCCCGGCTAACTCCGATGGTTTTGGCCATCTCTGTCTCGCTCTTTCGGGTCAATCGGCGTAGTTCGTTCATCTGCTCGCGCTTGACCTTGACTGCGTAACTCACTGAATCACCTCCTTGTAATTCCCCGCCTCGCCTGTCTTAAAGTTAATCCATTCTGGATTACGCTTGCAACACCCTACCCATTTCAGGTGTAGTAATTTTATTACAGTGCAGGTCACGGGTTTCTTGCTGGCGCATTTTTGATACACTCATCCCATGAGCAAAGCGAAAGAGTGGGCAAGCGCAGTAACGGGTGGGATGTCCCTCCGAGACCTCGCCAACGCAATCGGCGGAACACACTCCACCATTGGAAGGAAACTAGACAACGACGATCCGCAGATGATTGTCGAAATCGCCAAACACTTCGGCGCTAACCCAGTCGGCGTGCTTATTTCCATCGAGTTTCTAAACCCAAGAGACGTACGGAACTATGCAGCCGTTTCAAACCTCGAAAACTACGACGATCTAGAGCTAGCGGAAGAAATCGTCCGCAGGCTTCGGGAGCGAGAAGACCACGAAGCGCTGCACGGTAACATTTTCGAACTTTCCGACTACCAATCCGTCCCAGCTGATACACATCTGGACTACGTTGCCAAGCGCGGCACCCCAGAACCAGAGGAGGGCGATGACGATTACGGAGACGGAGCTTGAACAACTCGCCGAATCCATGGGAATCACCGTGGAAGACGACTACCGCAGGTCGCTTCGCCCTGGTGATCTCGGCGGATACATCCACCACCGCCAGACAATCCTGCTCGACCCCACACTGGGCTCCATAAACAGGCGGTGCACCCTAGCCCACGAGTTGGCACACGCCATCAGGGGCGATACTCCAACCGGTAACCCGCATTTCGATGCCAGAGCGGAACGCGCAGCCGACCAATTAGCAGCCGAGCTTCTCATTTCTCACGCCGAATATGCCGCAGCGGAAGCGATCTACGGGCCACACCCCGGGGCTATCGCCCGTGAACTCGGCGTCACGACCCACCTACTCGCTGTCTGGCGAGACACATACGAAAGACAGAAACAATGAAGTCGACAGTTCACCGAAGTCAACGGCAGCAACGTCGACGAACAGTGAGCCCCATAAGGCAATAAGACATCTCGGCAGTAAATGTTTCATACTTGAGAAAACTATAACCTACCGGTGTATAATATCCCCATAATTGAAACATCGGAGGTTTATCCATGCGTCCCAACCGTGAACAGCTTCTCGAGCTTCTCGGCCCCATCTACCAGCCTTTCCAAGATGCCCTTACCTACGCCTGCGGAGTAGCGGCCCGCAATACCCCGTTACGACCGCTTGACTCCGACCGGAAACAGCTCCTCTCAGCGATGGTGCGCGCAATCGTATTCGATTACTTTCGAGCGAACCCTATCCACGGCTTCGAACTCGACGAGCAAGCCCACAAGAACATGAACCCAGTGGTTCTACGAGAGACCACCTCCGGAATGGAAATTCGCCTCATCCGACTAACCAGCATCAACCAACGAGCTACAACGCCACAGATCCCCGGACTGGCCCAAGACCCTACAATGACCAACGTCGAAGGCCTATTCCCTATCGACAGCACAGACCCAGGCACCGTCGGAATCGCATGGCGCACCCCGAAATTCGACCAGGACCTGAACCCAATCGGACCCATCGAACTGACAGCCGTCCGAACCCAACCCGGAACCAAGCTCCGAGAAGGCAAAGCTGACTTCATGGCGCCGCTACATGGCCCAGAGCACCTCATAATCCCAGAAGCAGCATTCGACCCGAACGACTACGACTACGACTTCACACTAGAAAACCAGGAAGATGCAGAATAAAGGTTCTCGCCTCCGAGATTTGCGACAACTTCGAGGCATGACACAAAAAGACTTCGCTGAGCAGCTCCAGATTCCTCAGCCATACCTGTCTGCCGTTGAACGCGGACGAAAGCCTGCGGACTCTACTGCAATGAAGGCGTGCTACGTCTTTGGGGTCTCTCCAAAATTCTTCACTGCTCCCCCCGTCGAATACGGCTCCGGCTCACTAAACTTCCGCACAAAGAAAATCCCTGCGTATGTCCAAGACGCAGCCCGCGTAACATTCGCAGAACTTGAGCGAAACGCATTCGCCCACTACTCGACTATCCCGCCTATCGACCTGACTTACCCCAACCTCGAGGACAGGTCTACCGCCCTCCCAATTGAACAGATTGAGGAGATTGCTCAACAGACACGGCGAACTCTCAGCCTCCCCAGCGACGGCCCCGTACCAAACGTCACCCGAGCACTCGAGAGAGCAGGCATACCCGTCATCACGCTAGAAAACACCCTCGTTGACCTCTCCAGCATTGACGGCCTATCAAGCCCCACCCTCACCGCTGAAGGCCGCGGCGCCATCGCAACCACAGAAAAAACAGACGGCGGCCGAGTTCGATTCACCCGCGCACACGAACTCGGCCACCTGGTCATGCACACTCGAATCCGGCCAGGCTCCGAGAAAGTACGGGAAACCGAAGCCAACCTCTTCGCCGGAGCGTTCCTCATGCCGAAAACAGACGCAGAGAAACACCTCTCCCCGCACCTCACGCTCGAAGGGTACGCACAAGTAAAAGCAAAATACGCAGTCTCAATCCAAGCACTTATCCGACGTGCAAAAGAACTCAAAATCATCACACCAGAGCGCTACCGCTCCTTAAGTATCCAACTCAGTTCACGCGGCTGGAGAACTAACGAACCCGTCAGAATCGCAGTCGAACGCACAGCAGAGATACCTACCACCGACGAGATACTACCCGCCCCTTCCCCTGCACCGGACGAACCCAAAACAGGCAAGGAAGCCGATGTCATTCAACTTTTTGATACCGACTAACCACCCCTGCTTCAGCCCCATGTCTCTGTTACGAATTTCAGGACTGGATACCAGGACACGGCACCCCCTAATTATGCGAAGCCAGAACAGGCGGTACTATCGCCAGTGTGAGCCAGGGTTGAGCGCAAGCAAGAATACCCAGGGCAGCAACTCCAGGGATCCAGTGCGGAAGCACTTGGGTCCCTGTGCTTTTTTAGATGGAGGAAGACGAATCCATGCTACATACAATGGATTTCTGGCACCTTGACAATAGAGGCATCAACTGGCGTTTACGCCGCCCCCAAAAATCGACTACTCCTAACAGCCCATGGCACGGAGTTGATAGCAGCGCCGAAGACTGGGCTGAACAACGTGTCGATTAACAGAGAGGAACGTAGGTATGGGTGACTACTTTGCCGATACACCACATGTCTACCTGCCTGCTGCTAGCCAAGAGCAGGCGAAGACACGATGGATACTTACCAGGGAGTGCGCTGATGACCTTGCGAAGCTAAAGAAGAAGCGTCCCAAAACTTGGCAGGATCTTATGGCTCTTATGAAGCGTTACGCGCGTGATGGTGCACCCACATCTGGCGAAGATGAAAATGGCTATCCGATTCCCGATGCATACGAGCTTGATGCTCCAGTAGGCTACCGATTCCAGCCAAAGATTAGCGGTCCTCAACCTTGGCTTGGGGAACTACGAATCGAAATGCGTACGAAAAAAGGCAGTGCCAAGCACTATCGACTGTACTTCGGTGACCTGTGTGATGTCGCCGAAGAAGCAGCGGCACAAATGCTTGCTATCTCAGGCGGAGAAAAATGGACATCTAATAAAGGCGCTGACCAGACGAAAGTTACACAAAGACAAAACCACGACATGGAACAAGCCATGAAACGCATCATCCACTGGTGCAGCAAGAACTCTCGGACGTACCGGGAACTCGGGAATTAACACACAACGCCACATGTTGCGTTAAAATGCACATCGTATACAGAGAAAGGGGAATAGCATGTTCTTGGACGATTTGATTACCCCAGAAGATCAGCTGGGCATCGACCTAGCCGATGCGGAAGTAGATCTCATCGAGCAACTCATCGCTATTCGCAAGCAGCGAGGCCTGTCACAAGCGCAGGTAGCCGAATCGATGGGCGTCGACAGGTCTGCTGTTACACGATTCGAGAAAGCAATCTTCGGAGCAAAGCGACCGAACATCACCACCGTTCGCCGCTACGCGACAGCAGTTAATGCCTACATCGCCCCAATCGTGACGCAGGCAGAGAACTACTCGCCGCTCCAGTCGGCTCTTCGACGCAACCTCAAGCGCCTGCAAGAAAAAGAAGCAGAGATAACTCGGGAGCGAAATAGCATCTTCCTCGAAGCGACTGAGCACACCACCACGGCTAATTCATGGAGTGACGGCGGCCCGCTACGTAAATTCGAATTACTCACCCAGTAGGAGCAGACCAGCATGGACCTCAATGCTCTGGAGAAGTCACTAAGCAAAGTCCGATACCGAACCGGCGAGCTCAAAGCGACGCGCAAGGATTTCGACGGACCCCTAACGCCACCAGAAGACCCCACTCCAGTTAAATTCAACTTCGATTTCCGCATCAACCAAAGCACGGAACACATCCGAGTAGATCTCAAGCTTGGTGCAGACACCTTCTACGCAGACTACAGCGTCATCATGAGCGGGATCTGGAGTGCCGATGAAAACTCGCCTTTACCAGAGTCCATCGACGAAGAGGTACTCGGCGATGCTGTCCGCGACCTCTTTGCGCCTCGCATACTCGCCGTAGCCACCGCGAAAATTAATGACCTCGCGAGGTTAATTGACTGCCCTACCCTCAACTTCGACTACAGCATTGACCGCACTATCAAAACTGCCAGTTTCGTTCGCAGCGAAAGATAAAACCTAGTTTTTGCACATCACGACAAATGTAGCGGGCGCTGTCTAACACCATTTTAGAC